TCCGATGCGATTAAATCCAGCTTCGAACAATGCGCCGATAATGTAACCGCGTGTCCTGCTGTCGCTGCAAGCAATATCGGCAGCCAACCCTTTAGTGTGTGCGGAATCCTTGACGCCTCCCACGGCGCGATTGTGCAAGCTGCATCGGTATCCACTCGTGATGCGGAAGGCTACGCCGCTTTTGTGGCGGGCATCATCCAGCATCTGCAAGAAATAATCATCCATCATTTCAGCGCCGTTTCCTTCGTTATTGGTGCGGCATTTGCTGCACTTACAATCGAACTCTTCAGGCTGAAAATATCTCATAAGAAAAGGATTCCTAACGCTGCGACAAATATGATAAGGTCGGCAATATCGGCGCGGCCGTATTCACGGGCCTTGTATACCATATTAGCGAACACGGTGGCCAAGATAATCCAAATCATTCGCGGTTCATTTTGGCGATCATGATTTGAATGTCATGCACCATGGTTAACAGCTCTTTGATGTCGCGTTTGAAATCGTCCTGCGATAATTCAAGTTGAATCACGCGGCTTTTGAGGCGTGCCACCGTACTATTGAGGTTCACCCAAACGCCAATTAAACCAGCCAAAACTGGCACTACTGCAATTAAAATTTCAGTAATCATTTGTCCTTTTTCTGTATGATATACCAGTGGCCATCCGTGTGGCCTAAGATAGTGATTCCATCGTAAGCACGATTGAAATCATAAGTACTTGCGCCGTCAATGGTTACGCCCGTGTCGCCTGTGTTTATCGCTAACGTCACATATGTGTTGGCGCTTATGGTGTTGTCGCTATGAAATTGAATAATGCGCCCGTGGCTTTCTGCAATCAATGGCAACTCTATGCGCCCAAATCCGTTGGGACCTGTCCACGTGTTCATAATGTGCAAATCGGAATCTCCAACGCTATAGGTAACGCCATCGCGGTGCGCGATTTCACGGATTGCACGCTGGTCGCGGCTGCCATATCCTTCGTAACCGTCGCCGAGCATCTTGTTTGAAGCTTGAAACGCAGTCGCGGATTTGACAATATCCGCTTCCGTTATTGGCGTCGTGGTATTCTTTACGTCGTCTTGATCAGCCGTTACCCCGCTAATGTCGCGGCTAATCAAAAACGCTTCTACTTCGTTCGTAAGGCTGCGCGCCGTGTACGTCATTTCAAATAAAGCGTAATCGCCGTCGGTGTCGTCGATTACCTGCCACATATAAATCGGTAAGCCGTAAACTTCGCCGCGTTGTATGCGTGTCGGCTTTACTTGACCGCCCAAAATTTCCTGCACCGCAAGCTTGTTGATACTTAAACCTGTGCCCGTGTAATTGAGCGACTGCCATGACGTGCTGAACGTCTGTAAAAAGCCTTCAATAAAACTTATGGTGCCGTCAGCGTTGACTGTTTGATAATCACCAAACAACACTTCACCTTGGTCGAGGTCGGCGCGCGCCGTGTCGCTGTTCGTAGCGGTAAAGCTCACGGTATCGCCTAACGCTTCATCGCCAATCACGTCAGCACGCAAAACGACGATTTCATAATCAGCGTCGGTGGTGTTTGTCAAATCGGTATCGGCTGCGCCCGTGTCGTCGATGCCGTTAATATCTACCGTAATATCGAGGCCGCTTTCCGCGGTTGCCAAGGCAGGCAGCTCAATGTAAAACGGAATTGAAAGGCTTTCGCCGTCCTGTTTGTCAAATATTGGGCTGACAATCGTGTATGTAGCCGCTGAGCTGCTTAAGCTGGTGTTGCCATACACGTGCGTCGTGTATTCATACGGGAATTCGTCAGGGTCTCCAAAGCCGTTAAATACGAGTTGCGTGCCTGTATACGTCACATTTCGCTGCAAGTACTTGGTGCCGATCTTAATCGTGAACTCCAATTCAACGCGGCTTACGCGGTCGTTGCCTGTGCTGGTTCCGTCGCCGTCATACGTGTAGTTGAATGTGCCGCTAACGGCCAGAATTGTACCCGTAACGTAATCAATATCGGTATCGCTGAGCGTCGTGCCGAATTGCGCTTCCGTGTAAAGGTTATCCAATATTACAGGCCAATTCCCATTAAACCTGCGCGTGCGCGTCACAGTCTTAAGCGGTGCGAGATAACTGTATTCGTAACCGCGCAACCGTTCGAACGTACTATTAAACGCTTTGGCCGCCGCGATGCTTTGCTGCGTAAGTGCCGTGCCGTCCTTTTGCGTACCTTCTACCGTGAGCGTCGTGCTGTACTTCTGCGCACCTACGGGCAAAAACCACCATTTGCCCTGCGATTGAAAAACGCGGGCATTAAATACGCGCGCCAAACTTTCCAGAACTTCGAGCGCGCTGTAATATTGATTAACGCCGTTTTCGTCAGGATTGTAAAGGCCGTAATGGCTGATGCGTAAATCGTCGAGCTGGTCGCTGCCTGTGTAGTCGGTGCTGTCAAAATCGTTGACGTAATACAGGAAATCATCCGTGCCCCATAGATGCGTCGTCCGTGTCTTATTCAAACAATTTAACAAGTGTTCAATACCTGATTCGATACCCGTGTAGGCACTGCCGTCGTTGTTGTATTTGACGCTTTGCAAATTGCCAAGGTCGTCCGATGCTGTGATGGTGTTCTGGATCGGGTAATAATCAAACGGCCTTACCACTTGCTCAGGCAACAAGATGCCGCCCCACCAAAAGTCGTCCGTGCCGTCAGGGTCTTTGCGAACGCTTACCGAAAACCGAACTTCTACGTTAGTCGCCAGCAAGTCCATGAACGTTGTGTGGTCGCTGTTTTCTTCCGTCAGCGTGAACGTTACTTCGCTACCAATTACGGGCTGGTATCGGTCCTCGTTGTTTCCGCTGTATCGCAGTACGAAACCGTCGGCACCCAGCTTGAACGGCACGATACTTCCAACGTAATCGCTGTCGTGGATATTTACCTGCCAATCGTTGCCCAGGTCGTCGGTAAATTCTGCCTGTAATCTTATTGCGTCTGCCATCAGAATCCTCTTACACGGTTGCGGTCAATTGCATTGCGTTCGCTGGTCAGCAATATATCGCGGCCTGAAATTTTGCCAGTTACCTGGACGGTATTGCCGCCGATCATGCTGCGCAATTTGTCAAGCGGTGCAATTACCTCTGGATTGGTTCGTGCGCCTGGATACTCACCCACAAGGCCCATCGTTGGGCCATATACCAAACCGCCCTCGGCAAAGGCTGGCACGCCGCTTTGTTCTGCGCTTTTTGCTATTGCGCCTTTAAGACCTGCACCCAACGCAATAAGAGCAACGCCTGCGGCGATGGCGACGGGACCAGCCAACGAAGCTAATGCCACCTTAATATTTTCAATGGCGATACCGTAACCAATTGCAAGCGTTCCAAGTTGTATTGCAAGGTCAGCGAATACGCCCAACAACATAGCGCCCACCCCTTTCATGCCTTGGCCCGTTGCAATGCCTTCGCCTAGCATCATCCCAAACCCAATTACAGCCGTATTTACTGCGCCTTCAATAGCTGCGCTTACGTCGTCGTTAAATTGCTGAAGTTGCGGCGTTATCTCGCTAACCATGTCAGAAACGGCTGTACTCACGCCCGCAAGGCTTTTTGTTACTGGTTCGGTTTGTATCGGCATTGCCTCAAGTGGCTGCAACGCCTCAGCAAGTGCAGGCCGCAATGATTGCAGCTTTTCCGTCGTCGTGCCTGCTGCGTTGCCTACTGTTTCAATGCCTCCTGCCGCTGCACTTGCATTATCTGCCGTCTGCTTAAGCTTCAACGCTACGCCCTCCTCCAGTTGCATCATTGCGGCCAAATCTTGGTTGGCCGTTTCTAACGATGCTTCCAATTTTTTCAGGTCGCGCCCAGCTTTGCTGTTTGCGTGGCGTTTGTAAGGCGCAAGTTTCATAATCGCGGCCTTTTCTTCTTCAAGCTGCTTTACGTAAGCTTCCTGAGCTGTACGCGCGCCCTCGATACTTGCCGCCTGCTGCTTCAAGTCAAGGCCGCCCAAACTCTTTTTGAGGTCGTCAACTTTGTTACTGCCTTCGCTGCTCGCGTTGTTCAGCATGATGACCGCACCAACTACCAAACCAATAGCAGCGGCAACCGCTCCGAACGGGTTGGCAAGCATCGTTGTGTTCAATGAGGCAAACGCCAATTTCGCGGCTTTTATTCCATTCACCAAATTTGGTAGCACAACAAGCAACGGCCCAATCATTCCAGCGATTCCGCTGATGGCCAGAATTAGCATTTGCCCGCCGTCGCTCATTGAAGAAAAGCGACCAGCCAAATCAGAAACGATACCAGCCAGCTTAATCATAATCGGCGCCAATGCCGATCCGATTTCAATTTGTGCGCCTTCCAAAGCTGACTGCATCCGCTTCATAGCACCTTCAGCCGTATCGTCCATGATGTCGGCCATAGCCTGGGCGGCACCGTTGGCGTTTTGGAATTCGGTTGCTAGGCTTGCCGTTTGATCGGTGCTGTTTGCCAAAACAAGCAAGGCGCTTTGTGCGCTCCGTCCAACCTCATCCTTGGCGTCGGCCAAATTCAAACCTTCGCCTGCAAGCTTTTTAATCGAGCCAGCCACGTCGCCACCCGTAGCGCCCAGCTCGGAAATAATACGCCGCAATGACGTGCCTGCCTGTGAGCCTTTGATACCTGCGTTGGACAAACTCGCAAGCATGGCCGTCGTTTCTTCTACGCTTAATCCT